TGCGTTTAACTTGCTTATTCTTCGCTCAAGATTATTTAATTGCCTGTTAATGTCTCTAACATTCAGCTTTATATTTACTTCGTAATTAGAGCCAGCCACTAATTTAGATAAAACATTGTTTTTAGTTTAGCGTACCTTACGATATTGAGCTTTCTTTTGGGCATCTTCGTATGCTTTCTTTTCCCTTTCGTGTTTAAGACTGAAGTATGCGTTCCAACCGTAAACTTCCTCTAGGGTCATATTTTTACGCAAATATTCGACTGTCATTCCTAATGTTTCAGCAATCATAAACTGAAAATATAGGTAATGGTCTTTACTCAGTTGTGCTTTTTACGGCATCAGGGGTAGCCTCCTCGCCCAACTCTTGCATCTTAGTCATAAGTTCAAGTAGAACTCCTAATGGTATTTCTCTTCTTAGGCTTGCTCTATCTGCATCAACAAATAGCTTTTGACCATTTTCATCTTCAGCTTTATTTATGATTACCTGAAGAGCAAAATCTAAGCTGCTTTCGTTCTGTGCTCTGTTGGAAGCTATTAGAGTATCATTTATTGCATCTCGATCAGCAATGGTTAGTGGTGTCCAGTACACCTGCAAAATTAGTTCTCCATCTTTGTATATAGGGTAGCTACTTCTTTTGCCTATGCTAAACGCTTGCTTTAGCTTGTCGATTGCTCTTTCTGATGCCATAAAGTTGAATAGTGTATTCTTATACTATACTACTACTTTATTACTTTTAAAACCAACTTTTTTAAATGCTTTGTCTATATCTTTGTTGATAAGCCCACCTAACGTGTAGACGTTATACCAATTTGGTCCTTTTCTAGCAGTTAATCTGTGTTCCTTACCATGTTCTGCGTATGTAACCTGTTTGTTTTTAAGGTTTGGAAGGGTTTGACCTGGAGCGTTTATTGCAAAACCAGCATACTTAGCTCTGTTTCCTACATATAAGTCTTGACCCATTTTTGCTGTGGGCACTCTTGCATTTTTAAATACTCTTTCCGTTCTAGCAGGAATCATAAAATAAGGGTATTCTGGCCTTCTTTTTCGTGTAGGCTTTACAGGAGTTTTGGATACTACCCAGTTTTCACCAAATGTTCCTGTCCACCACGGACCATCTTCAGTTAAGGAGTGTACTATATCTTTTGCTAACTGTTTTCTGCCCTTTAATATCAACTTTCTCAAGTCGGTAGGCATTTTAGATAGTGGTTTTCTGCTAGGCATTGGCACTAAAGTCGCAGCTAACGACTGTTAAAAAGTGGGTGTCTCCTTCTACCGTAACAGCAGTTGGTCCTTCTATTTCGGAGACTCTTGGGCTTACTGCAAATTTATCTACATAAGTAGGACTATTTATAGAAATTAACCCTGTTATGACAGATTGAGCTACAGCAGATGCGACAGCACTTCCACGATTAGGTGGGGTCATTATTCCACATCTAATTGACCCCGCATAATATGTTTGTGCTGCTCCCTGTGGTTGAGTAGTGGCTTGGCTAAAATTAAGGTTTACCATCACATACTTTTTATCTCTACCTGGTGTGGAAAAAGGCATATTATCGAAAATTACGTTTACCGTTGGGTCGGTATCGTTTACTGATGTGAGGATTGCATTTTCAAATGCTGCTCTTGCTTTTATTAAAGTCATTAGAAAATAACGTCAATGCGGAACAGGTATTCCTGTCCTCCTTTTAGTGTGCGAATATCTGTTATCTTTGCTCCTCTTGTCGATCCAGAAAATGTAAGTGTTATCTCGTCTTGTAGTAGAGGTTGGCTGTCGCCTATTAAATCAGGTGTTATGTATAGTCTTGCAATGTTTTCTTGGAAGCCTGATTCTTCACTGGACTGTACAAACTCTATGGGAACTTTGATGTTGTAGGTTGTATCGACTGTATGGAACTCGCCTGAGTCTGCGTCATAGCTAGATATACCCTTTCGTGTGTAAATAATTGATGAGTCTAATGAGTTCCCAAGTTGAGACACCACCTGTTTGGCTATCTTTTTTAGTGCTGTGTCTAGTTGTCCTGCCATTATCCTCTAACCACTCTCATTTGAAAAGATCCTGCTCCACCTAGCATATATGCTCCAAGGTAGCTTTGCAGCCAGGGGTATTTATCTAAAACATTGTTAACAGATCCCGTGCCTTGACTCTGAATATTGTACTTAACTTGAATATCTCCTAGTTTTACTTCTTCAATGTTGCCATCTGTTCCTACATTGCCTGTCATGGCTTCGGAGTCATTTGCTAAAGCTCTAGCTAATTCGTATTGTGCATACTTTATATTTATTGGAATTGTGCTGCAAGCTAGTTCGACTCCATCTACTTGGTAATTGTTTCTTGGGAACTTTAATGCTTGACCGTCATCGCATCTGTCACCATAATATACAAAGCTATCAATCCAGCGAGTAGCGGATATTAGTGCTCTATTCTTTTGATCGTCTGTTTTGTTTGTCCAAGTTGAAGAGTCTGGAACTGTCTCGAAATAAGTGTTGGCTTCTGTAAGCGTGACATAGCTGTTAGCGTTAGCGTCTTTTACAGTTGCATTTATGGTAGCTGCCACGGTTAAAAAGTAATTTTAGTTTTATTGTAGCGTAAAGAAAAAACCCCACCAATAATTGGCGAGGTTTGATGACCACAATTTAATGATATTAAGGATTAGTACCAGTATCAAGTGGTGAGTTAACGATTAGTTCAACTATAGGAATTAAATCAGCATCATATGTGATTGCCCAGTTGTTATCGTTAGCTAACTGTGCGTTAGTTGGGTTGTCAGTAGCAGATGTCCACTTAGTTCCCATAACGTGATAAGCACTGTGGTAGTCAACAGACATAACATCTTGCTTAGATAAGATGTTTCTATCTGATTCAATACCTAGAGGAGATTGCTCACCCTCAAGAATTGTTCCTGACTTAATTAAGTAGCAACGGAACTCTTTTTGATGACCTGTTGTACCAGGCTGAACTGTATTAACTTGAGAGTCAATAACAACATTCATACCAGCAAACTGACCAATACTTCTATCTGTGATGCCAACACCACCGCCACCCCATTGGATGCCAGTTCCAGTTGATAATGCAGAAGTAGAGAAAGTTAACATACCAACCTGATATAGGTAGTAAGCAACAGTTGGGTGAATTACTAGAGTATCTAGCTCTTCGCCTCTTTCTCCAAGAAGGTTTCTTGCTCTTGCAACTGTAGAAGCTGTTAGAAAGTTAGTTTCGTCAGCACCAGAAGCAGCACCTTTACTTAGGTCAAGTGCGTTTGCACCTAATGGTCCGAAAGTAGATCCAAACAAACCATCTAATAAGCTGAATAGTCTTGCAGAGTTTAGTTTGTTGATAGCATCTGCAATTTGGTTTCTGATGTGACCCATTGGATCTTCACCAGCAGCTAATACAGCTACATCATCAACAGCATACGCAAAACCTCTATGACAGATAGTTGCGATCTGCGTTCCTGTACCAATCTTCTGTGGTGTCAAATAACCGTTGTTACTTGTACCCCATGTTGCTGTACCATCTAAGATTTCCTCAGTTGGAGCGATTGGGTTGAACTCTGGAACTTGTATTCTTGTTCCACCTTCTGTTGCGTCAAGAAGTGCATTACGCACAACAGCACCAGATTTTATAAATGCACTACGTTCCTTGATTGCTTCGGAAACGTATGTGCTGAGATTATTTCTCTTAACGATGTCCGCTAGTAGGACACCGCCAGAATAATTCTGAAACGGAGCAGCCATTCAGATTACCTTGTTACTTTTGCGATACCCTAGTCACAGACAAGGGGATTAGTTTCACAGAAACTAACTATTTTTGAGCCTCTTGCTTGAGCACTGCTGCAAGCTGTGGGTCTTGTTCTGATAATATCATTTGTTGAGTCAGATTGCCCGTTTTCCAGGGATTTACCTGACCTCCACCAGTATTTCCTACAGGACTTGGTTTCGCACCCATTCCTGCTGCTGAACTTGGTTTAAAATGATGTTCCCAACCACTACCAGGGTTTTTGAGACTACTAAGATAGGTATTGAGATTCTGCTCTACTCCGCCATTAAGAACAACAACTTCTCCGTTAGCGTTCTTTTGTAACTTTCCTTGTAACAATGCTAAAGTTTGCTCTGCGTTTATCGCTCCAAGATTACTGATAGCTGCGAGGGCTGCTGTTTTTGTGGAAGCTACTTCGTGAGAATTTTTCATCTCTTCAAGCTGTTGAGATAAAGACACTATCTGCTGTTCTTTTTCCTGTGCTGTTTTATTAGCTTCTTCCCAAAGAGTTTTCCATTGACCCTGTTCTTCTAGGTCTTTGGTTCGCTTTTCCTCTTTCTGTTTATAGACATCATCAAGTTTTCCCTTGATGCCTTTAAATTTTTCCTCTGCATCAGCAGCTTCTTTACGGGCAGCAGCTAATTTTGCTTCATATTCTGCTTTTACAGAACTAAGGTCAGGTGCTTGTGGTTGTGAAGGAGTGTCAGCCACGGGCTGTTCAGGAGGATTCACAGAATCAGGCTGAATTACTTGTTCTTCGATTGCCATGAATTAGTCAGATAGTGGGCTGGTAGTTTTCTTTTTAGCAACTTTTTTCTTTGTTACTTTTGGTTCGGGAGCAGGACAAGCTTCAACTGGTGCAGTTGAATGTACAAGTTCTACTTCTTCCCATTTATAAGTTCCGTCAGGTTGCAGAACATGGTCTAAAGATTTAGCCATAATAAAGGTGTACTTATATACTATTGTATCAAACTATTCGGATTTGGCCTCATTTGCTGATGGTAATACTTCACCTTGAACCAAAATATCTCTAAATTCCTCTCTATCAATGACTTGTTGATCGAATAGAGATGTTAAGGCTGTAATATCCTGTCCAATTAATCTTTCGATGTCAAAGTCTCTGCTTATTTTTATTTCCGGTGGTTCGATTCCAACATACTCGGCTGAGAGATTGAAGGCTTTTTGTAGCTTCTGTTCAAGTTCCATTGATACCATTGCGAGCATGGAATTGGTATCTACACGATCTAACCTACGGGCATCTGCTGATTCTGCAACAAACTTCTGTTGTGATAATGTACTGATTCCAAGAGTAGCCATCTGCATCTGTAACTCTTTGATTTCAGCAGATTGAGCTTCAAAAGCACTGGAAGCTGGTTCAACATAGTATATTTTGTTGCCTGGTTGAGTTGCCATTGCGTAGTTTACACTGATAGCAAGGTCTTTAGTCTGGTCGTCATATCCTTCCATTACAAGCATCGGTTGAGATGCAACGTGCAAACTATGAATCAAATCAGCTTGTCTCTGAAAATGTGCAATATTTAGATATGCAATATCCAGTAAAGGTGGTTTGCTGACTAAATTATCTGTTTTACCAGAATAAATAGTAACTAAAGGTATTTCTCCGAGAGAAAATTCTCCTGATTCAACTTGTTTATAGTCTTTATCAGATGATCCAGCTTCAAAACTGCCAGCAGAACTTCCATCTGATACATCATACATTTCCTCTATCTGTTCTTTTTTACGAAATACTCTGTAACTGCCTGGTTCGATTACTCTTACTTGGTCAAATACTTTTTCTCCAAACTGTCCATCTGGGAGCACAGCCTTCTCACCGAGTCTCACCTGTATCAAGTTTCCATAATTTGATTCTCTATCTAGTCTCCAGCCGTAAAGATTATTTGGGTCAATTTCAATCCAATAAGGTCTACGGTTCTGTTGACGTTCTTCTGCAAGACTTACTGCTCCTGATGGTGCAGGGTAATCTACAAGAATGTGGCTTTGGCCGTATGTAAGAGAACACATCAATAATCTTCTAGCGTATTCATCTAAATCTGACTTTCTTCCGTCTACATCCATCTTGAACATTTCGGTCCAGTAAGGATCTCCTGTAAGTGTTATTGGTTTTCTTAATACAAGACCTGTAGCTGCTCTAATTAATCGTTGGGTGAATGGGGAAAACACAGCACGATTTACTCTGGCTAGGTAGGCATCATAATCTTCTCTTGGCTCTAGTGGTAAAAATGTTTCGCTATTTGTTCGGAGGTAGTCTGTTCCTTCAGTTACGGCTTTCATTATTTCCCAACCTTTCATCATGTCGAGGACAGCCCTCGTGCGAGTAAAAGGACTGTCTATCCCACCTACAGAAGTAGATGAGATAATGTTTGTTCTAATTGGTCCAGGTACAGCGTAAGTCATTGTTTACCATTTAGTGCGGTGTGACCAGTATCTAGCCGTAAAAAATCCTGGGTTGGGATCTTGTGCATTGTGTCTGGCATAATACGATTTTCTTCTGGCTTTGTCTTTTTCGGACTTAGGGTTTTTACCAGCACCAGTAACTC